AGTTGACGCTCTTAACAGGGCTGACGCTGAAAACACCTTTGGTAGTGATAATATAAAAGCTCTCAATTTCCCCGAAAAAGCTCCCCCAGTAGCAACCGAGAACAACGAACTAATAAAAGACATCGTTTCAAATTATAGCGCAAATAGAAGCCATAGTAAATGGGCCACTTGGCTCACATACAGCAAAGGAGACATCGTTTTTATAGAAAAAAATGGAATTAGATATTTTTATGTTGCGAAGGTAAACATAACAGAAACTGCAGAACAAAGATTATCGGTAGCTCCCCCTAATAGAAATTATTGGGTAGCTGATACGTGTTCAAAAAATTTAGAAGGTTGTAAGTTGAGATGGAATGACGCATACAAAAAGAAAAAAGGATTAGACTATGTAGGAGCTTTTCAAACTAGCGCTGCAACTAGAGGTGCTGGTACACACGGAGACGGAAACACGCACAACGGATGTTTACCATTTGGAGGTTTCCCGGCTTCACAAAAACTAGAAGATTACAACACGTAATTCATGATTGACGAAATTAAAAAACAAATCAAGAATCACGCCATTGAGGAACTCCCCAATGAGTGTTGTGGATTACTGTTAGAAAAAGAACCCACGCATGAATTGAAAATTTTAAAATGCGAGAATAACTCAATAAATAAAAAATCTAGATTTTCTATTTCTGCAAAAGATTACCTTGAAGCCTCCAAAGAGGGGACGATCTTAGCTTTTTACCATTCTCATAACTCAGAAAACGATCATTTTTCTGAATACGACAAAGCTCAAAGCGAAGGGCACAAGTTAAAATGTATTATGTACTGCTTAAATAAAAACAGCTTCCATGAATACGTTCCAAACAATTTTAAACCCTCTTACATGGGCAAGGATTTTGAATTAGGCAAAAACGACTGTTTTACTCTTATAAGAGATTTTTATAAAAACGAATATGATATTGAAATAAAAAATTACCATAGAGATCACAAATGGCCGATTGAAAACCCAGATTATTACGAAGCTAATTATGAAGCAGAGGGTTTTGTTAAAATTTTCGATGGCCCAATAAATGACACATCAAAATTAAAAAGGGGAGATTTAATACTTATGAAGCCTTTCGGCAAAAAGAACCCTTCTCATGGAGCCATATATATGGACAAAGACTTGATCCTTCACCACCAAGTAAATTGCTATTCAAGAATTGAAAATTACAACAACTCTTTTAAGCAAAGAACGGTCCTAACAGCTAGGCACAAGCAAAACCTATGAAAATAAATGATTCTATCAAAGAATTTATCATAAAACATTCTTTGGACTCTGCTCCAAATGAATGCGGTGGCATTGTCTTGGAAGACGGGGTCGAAAGATGCACCAACCTTTCTTCGCTGCCTGAAGAAAGTTGCGTCATGAGTTTTGAGGAGGTTAGTCGAAAATCTAAAAACAAAAAAATAAAAGCTATTTATCATTCTCATGTTAATGATAATGAAGATTTTTCTTGGGAAGACAAAGCCGCAAGCGAAAGCTTTAAAAAAGATTTAATATTATATTGTGTACCCAAAAAGCTTTTTAAATTTTATGAGCCAAATGGTTTTGTTGCGCCATTTGTGGGAAGACGTTGGATTCAGGGGGTATTCACATGTATCTCTATAATTGAAGATTATTATAGAAAAAATTTCAATATTGAGGTGAAAGGCTATGACGAAGTTGAAATTTGTGGACATAAAATTAAACACATGGATATCTCAGCTATATACGCCAAATCTCTTTACGATAAAAGCGCCAAAGAAATGGTTGAAAATAAAAATAACGAAAAAATGTGGCCCTTTATCCTAGAGCAAAGTGGGTTTAATTGCGTCAACGATTTCAAAAAGCATGACGTTATTTTATGCAGGGGCTTGAACGAAAAATGGAACAAACGTTTCAATATAAATTACGCAATCCACGCCGGTATTTATCTAGGAGACGGAAAAATATTGCATCACCCATATAAGCTAAATTCTACAATAGAAAAGCTTGATCAAAAATTAAAGTTGTCAATTCATAAAGTTTATAGGCATAATAAATTAAAATGACAAAAGTAAAATTACATGGAGCATTAGGCGAAGAAGTTGGAAACGCAGATTGGAATTTGAAAGTTTCCAGCGTAAAGGAGGCTATTCACGCGATAAACTGCATGACAAATAAAAGGCTCTCCAAAATATTTTTAGAGAAAGGTAAGGGAAACGTAAAATACAGAGTATTAATCAATGGAGAAGATTTTATCGCTGAAAATAAATTCAATAATGATTTAACTTCGGCTGAAGCTCTGCAAAAAGATATAGACAACGCAGCTAATTCAGAGTTATGCATAAAAAAACAAATAGAAACTATAGATATAGTTCCAATCTTAGAGGGCGCTGATGAAGTGGTCATGACCGTTGTTGGAGCCATATTGTTCGTGGTTGGTGTTGTTTTAACCCTTACGGGTAACCCGCTTGGTCCTATATTTCTGGCAGTAGGTTCCGCGTTGCTGGCCGCCGGTATTACTGCGATGCTTATGGAGCCTCCGGATTTTAAACAGGTTAGAGAAATTGAAGGCATGATGTCTGATTCTTATTTATTTAACGGTCCAGTAAATTCAATTCGAGAAGGTGGCGCAGTGCCCGTGGTCTTTGGGCAATTGTTGGCTGGTAGTCAAGTAATTGCTGCATACTACGATGTTGATGATACTATAGCAGGAGAAAGCACATTAAACACATAATGGAAGAAAACGATCAAAATTTAAAACCTGAATATGATCAGAACATTTCTGGCGATATGTATTCTTTATATGGAGGAGGTCCACCTCCGCCTCCAACCCCCAGAGACCCAGTTGAAGAGCCAGAGGGTGTCCGTTATTACGAGTTTGATGACGTTTTTACGACTGGGTTAAATAGACCCGAAGACCCCGACAAACAGGGTAAACCCCCGGGGGCGGTAGCGTTAGCTACTATTGAAGTCTTAGACCTCATTAGTGAAGGTGAAATAGAGGGTTTATGCTCTGGTACTTATACTTATAAATCTACAGCTTTTGAAACCGGATACCAAGAAGCGCAATTCAATCCTTATGTTCCGACCTCTGCAGGGGGTAGCACTCCAAGCGCTTCGGGATATTTTCGTTCTGTACTTTACAATGATATGGAGGTTATTTCCGAGGCGGGTAGAAGAAATTTCCAAAAAGTAGACCTTGCTTTTACCAGAGGAACTCCAGCTGGCGAGAACTTGGTATTGGATTCAAATTCAGATGAAGAATTACAAGTTTCGCGCAATATAAGCGAAAGGCTTCGTGGGCCAGAACTTCAATATAAAGGCGGCGATTACTTGCCGGATGAAATGGAATTAGCTGATGGAGCAGACCCCCAAGGCAGAGACAATGCTAAATTTTATAAAATTTTAAACACCAAATCTGTAGGGTTTAAAGTTAATGTCAGAGTCGGGTCTTTATTCTATAGAAAAATGGATGGCCCCGACAAGTACAGAGGCTCACCTCAAAAAGTAGGAAAAGGTGACACTAAAGCAACAACTGTAATATACAGGATAGACTATAGACCGTTCTTTAATAACGAAGAAGATAACGAAGAATTTTTCCCCAGAAATGCGGATGGAACAATTAACCAAAATACCTCTAATGTTGTCAAGGAAACAATTTATGGTAAAATTTCTGCTGGCTATATAAGAGAAACCGAAATAAAATTCGACCAAACTAAATATAAAGCCGCCATAGAAGACCCTGCATTCATGGGGTGGAATATAGTAGTTTACAGAGAAACATTTGATTCCTTCAGGGGTACGTTAGCGAACCAAACCTCAGTAGATTCTTTGGTAGAAATTTTTGAAGAAAAGTTTTCTCTACCAAATTCAGCTTACATAAGACAAAGGTTTCAAGCTGATTCGTTTCAGGGCATTCCAGATAGGAAGTTTCTAATCAAAGGAATTAAAGTCAAAATTCCCAATAACTATAATCCAATTCTTCACGCATACGGAGCTCAAAAAGCTGGAACAAGTTCTGCCGGACTAACAACGGCAAAGGGCGGAGACCCAACGCTGGAGGCTGCTTATGATCAAAACGGGGATAGCTATGGACAAACAAACCTTATCTGGAATGGAGATTGGAAAAGAAACCCGGATGGAAGCTTGCTAAAACAATGGACCAATAATCCCGCTTGGATTTATTACGATTTAGTTACCAACAAGAGATATGGCCTAGGAAAAATTATTGAAAAAAGTCAAATAGATAAATGGTCGCTTTTTGAATTGGCGAAATATTGCGACGAAATGGTGCCCAATGGAAAATATAATGCAGATGGCTCAGAACAGTCAGAGCCAAGATTTGTTTGTAATTGTTCTATAGTCAATGAGGAAGACGCACATCAGGTTTTAAATTCCTTAGCTAGCGTATTTAGAGGCTTAACATTTTACGCAGGAGGATCAATTAGCGCAACTTACGATGCCCCCAAAGAACCTTCTTACATATTTTCAAATGCTAATGTAATTAACGGAGATTTCATTTATATGGGAAGCTCCAAGAGAAGCAGAAGTACGGTTTGTATGGTCAGATTCAATGACGAAGACGAATATTATTCCCCAACCATAGAGTATGTAGAAGACGAGGCTAGCGTTAAAAAATATGGAATTAAAATGAGAGACCTCACCGCTTTTGGGGTGACCAGCAAATCTCAGGCTAAAAGATTAGCAAGATATGTATTAGCCACGGAAAGAATGGAGACAGAAACTTGCGCGTTTACGGCTGGCATTGAAGCTTCGTTTTTGAAACCCGGAGACGTAATCGGCGTTGCTGACTCCAGTAGACCAACAGTTAAGGAGCTATCTCACAGAAGAAAAGGGGGAAGAACAGTTGAAGCAGTTCAAATCAATTCTGGAGTAAATGGAGATTATAATTATACTGGAAAAGTCTTTTTAGATTCTTCTATTTCTGGTTTTGTGAACAATTCTAACGTGCCCGTAGCTAACAACTTTACGCTAAGGTTAGTAACGCCACAGGTTTCGGTTGACCCCCTCACTACTGACGTAGCAAATAGTGACGAAGTAGAAACGCTAATTAACAGAGACCCAGTTCAAACTTTATCCTTTTTCCCTCAAGACGTAGTAGAAACTGGCTACTACCTAGAAGGCTCGGGGCTTAACTCAAGAAGTTATATAAACATTACGGGAGACTATAGGGGTACAAACCTAATAGATACATTAAATTATAATGTCACAGGTTTTACTGGTGTTTTATACAATTGGGGAGCAAATGGTAAACTAAATAATTCGACAGCCGGAACTGGATTCATAGAGCAAGCTCCCGATAACTTATTGTGGTCTATAGAACACACAGGAACACAAATAGACTCAGTTAGAGATTTAGAATTATTTAAAGTAGTATCTCTAAAAGAGAAAGAAGGATTTAAGATTGCTGTTCAATGCATGTCTCATGATCCAGATAAATTCTCATTTGTAGATAACTTGCAAGATTTAGATTCTACTCCTCCAACAGACACGCCAGACCAACCAAGGGGCGTTACATCTGCTGGAGATATCAGGATTATTCAAATGCCAATCCCGGGAACACACGCCAAAAGGCTGACATACAGTTTTTTGCCTCCGGTAAACAAACACGCATTAGATGGTTATAAAGTATATATAAAACATGGTTCAGACTTTGATAATACAGACGATTACCTAGAAGACCCATATGGAATACATCCAGATAATAATTACTTTCATGCGTTCCTTCCTCAAGACGTAACTGAAGACGACTACATACCCGCGAAAAATGGAACATACTATTTTAGAATTTATTCTATAAATAAAATAGGAAGATCGAGAAACAAGCTCCAATTTGTGGATGGAAGCATTGTTGTTTACGGGGTGAATTTGCTTCAAGACCTAGAGGTTAAATCGTTATGTTTGTTAGATGACCAGAATGATAATTCATCAGCTTCTAAAGATGCACCTAGTCATTTCAAGACTTCTTTTTCCACGGTTACATGGCAAGCGGGTTTTGCTCCAGCTGCACTGCAAGGATTGAACGTCCCTGCTGATTTTACTTGGAGAGTATCCTACAGAGAACCGGATAAATACATATCATACCCAACAGACACGATATTACATGAGAACACGGGAATTAACAGGCATGTATTTGCTAGTACGCTTACGGTAGATGTGAACGCTCAAATCTCCGCTTCTACCGAAGATGAAATTGCGCCATTTAGGAATTTAGACGTAGTTGTTGAAGCTCTTGACGACGATGGAAATAGTTCGGCTGGCGGAACGGTAGTTTATAACTCAGATGGTGTTTGCACTCAAGATTCAAGTTATTCTAATCAAGGTGGATGGGATATAGCTTATATTTCCAATCCTCCGGTAAGTGGAGTAAGGTTAACAAAAAAATTCGCCGCAACAGATGGTGAATTTAAAGAGCAGTGCGGAATAGGTCCAGCCGTAAATATTTGCACAGACCAATGGATAGAAGACAATGGCTCTA